CGATTACGATATAACAGCTATTAAAAACAGTTGGAACAACTCAGGTACAGCGTTCCCATATCTTTTCAATAATATATCAGGCTTTAGAAGTGATTACGAAACTATAAAATATCCATTTTGTGACTGGAATCACCAAATGGTTGTTTCTGATGGTACATTTGGTACAGCTGGAAACCCACAACTTACAAAGCTAGAACAAGCTTTCAGACCGTTTATACAGCTTAGATATTTAATACAAAGAATATTTTCTGAAACTAATCAGTTTACTTATACAAGTAGCTTTTTTGATAGTGACGAATTTAAAAAGCTTTATATGGATTTTAATTGGGGTGCAAATGAAGATGGCTCTTCTCCTGACGCATATAACACTTTAGAACAAGAAGACGGTCGTGGCAGCAATTATTTTATCAATGAAATCACTTACAATGCAAATTCAAAGTTAAGATTTGACGTAACAGCTGGCGGTGATAATTCTTACTGGGATAATACAAATTATAAGTACGTTTCACCAGTTAATAATTTAAGCGTACAATGTAATTATCAAATCAACTTATTCAATCCTGAAAGCACTAGTTATTCTAACAATGTAAGAATTGCAAAGTTTAATTCACTCGGTCAAGTTTTAGAAGTTTTTGCTTTTGACAATAGTTCAATGTCTGCAACAAGCACAAAAAATTTTGATGGTACTTTTGACACGGTTCTTCAAAGTGGTGAATATATACAAGCTCAAAGTAAGGTAATAACCCCTAATAAAATTCGGCAATCAATGGGGTCGGGTCAAGATACGCAATTACAATTTTTCGCTTCAAATCAATTTGCTTTTGCTCACGTTTTATTAACTGAAGCTAGGAGTGATGTCGGTCAATGGGAATTTTTAAAAGGTTTAATCACTATGTTTAACTTAGTCACAATTCCTGACGCAGCAAACCCAAACAATATATTGATAGAACCTTATTCAGACGTGTTTACTTCAAGCAATGACGACTCAAACCCTAGTTATTTTGACACCAATTCTACTCAAAGAAACTGGACACCTAAAGTAGATATTACAGAAATCAAATTGACACCTTTGACAGAGCTACATAAAAGAACAATCTTTAAATTTGTCGAAGACGATGACGATTATTGTTTTAATGTGTACAAAGAATCGGTTCAAAATCACTTATACGGTTCTAAAGTGTTTGATGCTTCGGCTTATACAATTTTAACAGGTGAGAATGAAATCGTTCCTGAGCCATTTGCTGCGACAGTCATTAAGCCGTTAATGCCACAATATAACGACTTAGTAACACCAGCTATTTATTCTTTAAACGAAGACGGTACAAGTGCTGGCTTTGATAACAGTCCTAGAATTATGTATAATAACGGTGTTAAGACAACTGTAAGTGATTATTATATACCAGCTCAAAATGGAGGTGCGGCTGTAACGAACGAAACTGAATTTTTACAATTTAGTCATTTGTCAGACGTACCAACTAACGTGTCAGTGCCACCAGCTGTTACCGATACCGCTGACTATCATTTTGGAGCTTGTCAATTTATAGACCCTGTTATTGGTAACCCTACTACAAGAAACTTGTTTAATCTTTACTGGTTACCATATTACAACGAGTTATACAACCCAGACACAAGAACTATGACAATGAAAGTGAACTTAACCGCTGGTGATCTTAACACATTTAAGTTCTACGACACCGTATATATCAAGAATCGGAGATTTAGGGTCAATAAAATTGATTATAAAGCTGGTGACTTAGCAACTGTAGAATTTATACTTATAACGTAATGGCAATACAAAACAATATAAAATACTTAGCAGGGTTTAATGTAAAACCAGCTGCAATTAGTCATACTGGCATTGTGACTTTTACAGATGGTACGTCAAACATACCACCTAATCAAAAGCAATGTGAAGCTTACGGCTATACATACGACACGGCAACGGGTACTTGCAAAGTTTTTCAACATAGTCAGCAATTAAATTCTGCGTTTACTAATGAAGGTAACTTGATTAAAGGTCAAGGAAATAGCGTTATTGGTGGCACAAGAAATTCTTGTCTTTTAGGTGTTAACAATAAAATA